CGATGATCAGATCGCCAGTCGTGGTGATCGGCGACAGGGCGTTGAACGCAGCCGATGCGGTCGTCTGGCGGTGCCGCCCGATGCGATGGGCAGCGTGCCGGTCGTCAGGGCCGACGTGGACGTCGCATAGACCGCGCCGCCAGAGGTAAAGCTGGCGAGACCCGTGCCGCCCAGCGTCGTGGCCACAGGGGCCGTCAGGCTGAACACAGTGCCCGTCAGTGTCAGGCCGGTGCCCGCGCTGTAAACCTGCGCGGACGAGATTTGAACAAACGTGATGGCAGTCGTGCCAAACGTAATGGTCCCGACCGTATTGCATTCGTAGGTCTCGCCAGCGCCTGTGTCGCCAGACGTGATGAAGAAAGCATCGCCAGCACCAAGGCCATTGGGGCTTGTCGGGTTGTACGTGTCAGCGTCGGTCGCGCGGGTCAGCACCCAATTGGTGGACCCGTCTCCAACCGTAGTGACCGTGTAAACGCCGTTCTCGAAGGCGTTGGTCTGGTTGTAGATAAGAATACGTTCGCCAACCTGCGCCACTGTGCCATCGGGCGTAAACGCCTCTTGGGCGCCCGCATTTGTCAGCGTGGCGTTGACGCCCACACCGGGACCACCCGGCTGGTTATAGGTCGCGTTGAGGTTGCCAGTGCTGTCAGGCACCTCGTACTTGACCGCTTCGTGATAGTGAATGCCAGTCGTGTAAAGCGTATCGACGTACTGCTTTGTCGCGACCTCAAGGTTCGTCGTCGGGTCAGCAGCCACCGTGACCTGCGTCAACGAGGGCGTCATGCTGTAGCTTGGGCTGCCACCGCTGTTAACCAGAACACCCGTGCCGGAGCCAAGGAACGTCGTCGTGCCTGCGCCCGTCTGATACGGGATAGAGCCAGCCGCGCCGCCAGCGAGGTTCGTCGCGGTCGTGGCAGTCGTCGCGGTCGTTGCCGTACCGACAGTGACGCCGGCCGGATCGCTCCACTGAGGTGCCGAGCCGGTCGAGGTTAGGATGCGGGTGGACGCGCCGATGGCCAGCTTCGAAAGGGTTGTGCCCGACGCATAGTACAGCAGGTCACCAGCCGTATAGCTGCTCAGGCCGGTGCCGCCGTTCGTTGAGACCAGCGTGCCATCAAGGGTAATCGTGCCAGCCGCGACAATCGGTCCACCCGTCGTCGTCAGACCAGTCGTGCCACCCGAAACGTCAACGCTGGTGACGGTTCCCGAGCCAGCAACAGACTGCCATTGGACGTCAGTTGCAGCGGGATTGACGAACAGCGCCTTGCCACCGTTGCCAGTATAGGACGGCAGAAGGTTCACGCGAGCCGCTGCGGCGGACGTAGCGTTCGTGCCGCCCTGATTAATCGGCACCGTGCCCGTGATGTCTGAGAACGGAATGCTTGCAACGGACGTGAACGCATTCGTGCCGTTGCCGAAGATGTACCCGCTCAGAGAGTCGTTGGCGCCAGTTCCGCCCTGCACAACCGACAGTGGCGTCGTGAGACCCGAGATGGAGGTGATGTCGCTGTTTGCGCCAGACTTAGCCGCACTCAGGTTAGCGCGCGCTGCCGTAGCTGTGGTCGCCCCTGTGCCGCCACTGGCGATGTTCAGCGTGCCACCCATGACAATCGTGCCGCTGGTCGTGATCGGGCTGTTGGTGAAGTTGATGCCGGTCCCGCCGCCGTCGACGCCAACTGACGTAACCGTTCCAAAGCCAGCACCGCTCGCCGATATCGTGATACCCCCCGAGCCGTTTGAGATACTGATGCCAGCGCCAGCGGTAAGGGTCGCCAGCGTATAGTCAGAGCCATTGCCAATCAGAAGCTGGCCGTCAGTGGGTGTATCACCCAAGCCAGTGCCGCCGTTTGCAATCGTGATCGCACCAGACAGCGCTGTGACCGCGACGTTGCCGCCCGTGATCTGAACAGCGTCTGCGTTCTGCAGTGCCATTGAGCCGAAACCAAACGTCGACGTTGTCAGCTGGCTCAGCGCGATGCGATAGTTCTCGTTTGCAAAAACCGCAGGGAACTCGACGTTGCCGGTAACAGCACCGACCCAAGGAGTCATCTGAGATATTTTAATGTCAGACACTTAGCTCTCCTGAATGATCGGTTCATCGTCCTGAGTGACGATCCGCTGTATACCGTTTTCATCGAGAACGTAATAGTTTGGATTGTAATCAGGTCGTGGATTTTTCAACGGCACCGGATCGGGCCTTAGCAACAGGCGCCGATAATATGGCTGAGGCACATCGTCGCAAGAAGCGCAAACGTAAATGCCAAGCCCAACAGGGACCGAGCCTCCGCGATAGTCCTTCTTCTGACGCAGGTGTGAGTGCTGGACGAGGAAGCCACATCCATCACATATCGCGATACCCCGTGGATCGTTCGCGTCAAATTTGGGTTGGGTTCTATGCTTGCGACCTTTGCCGAATGCGTACTGCATTAGCAACTCCACTGGTCAATGGTGATGCGAAGCGGAACCTTTTCGCGGTCCTCAGCAGCAGCACGGGCGTATGATCCATCCGCAAGCCCCTGAAGGAACTCAAGGCGATCAGGTGCGAACTTCACCGAAAGCTTCGCAGCGAGACCGGCGGCGATGGCTTCCATCCAGCGGTTCGGCGCATCCATGCTGTCAGTGAATGCGCCGGCATCCTCTTGGATTTTCATCCGGTGATAGAACAGGGTGACGCCCACGTCCTGCGGAGCCTGCCAGATGTACAGGCGCGGCGTGATCGTGCGCTGGAAATAATACTGGAACGGGCGCTGGCCGAGCTGAGCCTTGTTCGGGATCGCATCGTATTCCGCCCGGCTGATTGGCGACATCATCAGGTCAGTTGCCTGAGCGCCAGACATGGTGCGCGTATAGACCTGCAGGATCGACACAGTGCGGGGCTCAAGGTCGTAATAGAGGACGCCCGGCAGCAGCGTGATCGACTGGAGATCAACAGCCCACAGGTTGGGGCCATTGTTCGCCCAGTCCGAGAACATGTAATTGATCGAACGGCGCGCGCTGTCGATGTCATTGGAAGACAGCGTGGCGGGATTGCGACCGACACGCTCATATGCTTCCGTGATGATATCAATCTGTTCGGTATCACCAAACGTGTATGTGCCGCTCGTCGTCATTTCTTCCTCGCTGCCTGCATATTCGCTACCAGCGAAGGATACTTGCTGCCAGCCTTCTGAGCAATGGCCTTGGCCTTTTGCTTTTGAGCTGAAGACAAGGACTTGGGAGCGCCCAGACCCTTAGGGCGCGGCTTCTCCCAAATCTCTTTTTTGCCGCGCATTACTCGGCAGCTGTCTTAGCGGCCTTAGCAGCCTTAGCGACCTTGGCAGGAGCAGCGGCCTTGAAGCCAAGCATTTCTTCGAGCGACTCCTCAGTCACCTTCTCCCAATCTTCCTTGGAGAGAACGATTTCCTGCTGGTCGCCTTTGGCGTTTGTGTAGCGGCGAAGGATCATAATAAGCTCCTATCAGGCGTATGTTTTGATCATCTCAAGGATAATGGAATAGGTGTCACCAGACGACGCGCCAATGGTCGTGAACATAATGTCACCAGTCTTGCCGTCGCCAGCGTTGTTCCAGAGCGCTGTCGTGTCGTCAAAGTTCAAGGTGTACATCCCCGGGGAGAGGATGATTGAGCTGACATCAGTGTTAGCATCCCAGAGAATGTTAACCGACATGCCGTTGAGGGACGCTGTGATCCGGCGGATTGTTACGCCCGTGCATTCCTTGCCGACGTTATTGGCGGCAAGCGCCGAAACGTCCACCTTGAGGACAGCTGTCTCACCCGTGCCGTCAGACACGTTGTTGAACTTCATAACGGCTTGGCTCATGCCGTCGAACAGGGTTTGCGAGTTTACTGCATCAGCCATTATTTCATGCCTTTCAAGGTCATAGCAAAGCGGGCACGCTGGCCAAGCTTACCGGGTTTCTCAGCGGCGGCTGCGAGCTTGCCAGCCGGGATGGGCTTGCCGGGCTTTGCGCCGAGTTCCTTGCGGAGAGCGCCGGGCTTCTTAATGGCTTCGGCAATCCAGTTCTTTTTTCCACGCATGTCAGCAGTTCCAAGCTTTTCTGGCGAGGCGAAGCCGGGACTCCGGATCTTTCGCTGCCTTGGGAAACATTTTCATCTGGCCGGCAGAGCGGGCACAGAAACTATCACGGCGCGATCCGCCTTCAGGCTGCGGGCGTTTCAGGTTGCTCCCAGTGGCTGCATTGTAAGCCTTACGGCCAGCCTCATTGAGGCCACCCTTGGGGCTCTTGTGCTTGGCCTTAAACTGAAAGTCCTTCTTCGCCCGCATAATGCCTCCGTAAGGGCTGACTATACGCCAGCAGAAACCTTGAGCGTTCCTGTGTCACTCCACAGCTGGCCAGCAACCACTGGGTCAGAAGTGGGCAGGTCCGTCATGATGACAGCGCCAGTGGTGGACAAGGTGCCAGTGGATACGCTGGTGACAGAAGTTGCGGCGCCAAGCGTCGATGTCACAGTTACAGCGCCAGTTGTGGCATTAATGCTGATGGTCTGGAAGCCGCCTTCAGAACGTACTGGACCTGAGAAAGTGGTCTGAGCCATATTGAAAATCCTTTGTGTAGTAGCACATCCCGCGCCGTCTCTACTAAGTCTGCTAGGCCAGTCGGAGCGGGTTTATTCCTAGAGAAAAGGGGAGGGAGAGGAGCACTTCCCCCTCCCCCCAATGCATCTTACGATGCGCCCTGCGAACCCCAGCCTGCGCGGAAGTTCGAGCAGCCGAACGAATAACGCTCAATGGCTTTCGCCTTGAGGTTGTCGGTGTCGAAGTCCGTGTAGACGTCGGTTTCGAGAGCTTCACGCTCGTAGTACTTGAAGCCGTTCGGAGCGTCGGTCATCAG